CCAACAGACACACAAGCTGGCGGAGACAAGCAAACGAGTGCGTTGGTTGTTAGAAACAAATTTGGGACAATTGAAACGGATAAAACTGAATTTCAAAGAAACAAACAGGTAAACACAAAAGAAGGAGATGTAGATTTTGAAAACGACGCCGCAAGAATCTATATTTCCATGGGAACAAAAGCTGATTTAAATTTTAAACTAGATGGTCAGGTTGCTGGTGGGTTGCGCTATCCAACAAATACACTTGCTGTTACGCAACCAGCAGAAATATCCGATACAATAGGAAACTCCTACATAGTAACAAAAGCAGACCATCTTAGAATGATTGCTAGAAAAAAAGCATCTGGCAGCGCAACCATAAATGGATCAATACTCATAGTCAAAGAAGGTACGCAAAATGAAGATCTTGCATATTTTTATATGCAAGCAGATGGAAGAATGCAGCTAGAAGGAAAAAAGATTTATTTGGGTGCAGCCACAAACGAATCTGAACCTTATATCAAATGGAGTGTTTATAATAAACATATTACCGAACTAAAAGATCAAATAAAAATTCTTTCGGATCACTTGCAATCAATAATTGCAACACTTAATACAGCTTTTGCAAGTAGCGTTGCTGTCCCTTTTGTACCAATCCAATCACTAGTGGCAACAACAACAGCAGGTCCAGCATCGGTTTCACAAACGACAACAGTTGTTCAACAAATTAAAACAAAAATAGATACTATTAATACAGAAGAAGCAAAATCGACTAAAATATTTGGAAGTTAAAATGAATCTAGCAGTATTACAACAAAGAATAGCATCAATATTAAATAAACCTGGGGTTTCTGACCCTGCCCAGGGCGTCGCACTTCGTCAGGCAATCGCATTAGAACTTGCAAACGTGATTGATGAATATGTTCAATCGCAAATAGGACAAAGATTAGCATTACTACCTGGGGCTATCGCATGTCCATCTCCAGCAGGTATACCGACACCAACACCAGGATTTGCCGCCCTTATAAGACAGCGATAATAATTATCAATTAAATGATATCATTTGAAAATGTTGGGTATAAAACGTATGATACCCGAAAGCATGTAAATAAAGAAATATCAGAAACTCCTGTTGGTATTTTAACACCATTATTAATAGATGAACTTGGAGACACATTCTTTGAAACAACAACAGATATAAAAGAAGTGGTCAAAGATAATCTTAGAAATTTAATTCAAACAAATCATGGCGAAAGGCTTGGTAGATATTTTTTTGGAGCAAACCTAAAGCCATTGGCTATTGAATATTCATCAACTGTAGATTTTGACAAAGAAGTAGCAATGCGAATTAATACAGCGGTAAGAGATTATATGCCTTATGTTGTTTTAGAAGGATATGCCTCAAAGGTAATAAGATACAAAAATGATAGCATAAGTCAGCTTGAAGTTTTATTACAGTTTTCAGTGCCAAAAATTAACCTTACAAAAGGTTTAATCAAAGCAATTATATATGTTACTTAACATAGTAACAAAGGATTTTAATAATGGCTGCCGACTTATCAAAAAAAGAAGTTCTTAAACAAATTGTGGCCCGCTCATATCTTAATAAAGATTTTGAAGGCTTCAGAAACGAACTTGAATCCTATTTGCGTTCTTTTTATTCTGACAAAATTAAAGATATGTCCCCAGGTAGCTTTATGGGCATGTTTCTTGACACTGTTTCTTTTATTGGGGACACTCAATCATTTTATCTGGACCATCAATTTCATGAACTTTCTCCAGAGACAGCAGTTGAGCCAAGAAATATTGAAAGACATTTAAGAGATAATAATGTTCCTATGACGGGAGCAACCCCTGCTGTCGTTGAATGTACATTTGAGATTAAGGTTCCAGCAATAACAACCACCACCCCAAGAGTAATTGATCCATCTGCGATCCCAGTAATCAATCAAGGAACTGTTTTACAATCAAAAACAGGTATTCTATTTGAGTTAACCGAAGATCTAAATTTTGCTAAAGTAGATAGCGACAATCAATATATTGCTACTGTAGAAATAGCCGAGAGAGACGCTGGAAATCTACCAACAAGTTTTTATATGAGACTTAAAGGTGTTTGTATTTCTGGTCAAACAGATCAAGAATCTTTTACTTTCGATGGTTTCGAGCCGTTTAAAACATACACTCTTGAAAAGGAAAATGTAACAGAGATAATTTCCGTTGTTGACAATTATGGAAACACCTACTACGAAGTAGACAACCTTGCAAATGATACGGTTTATTTAAAAGCTACTAATTTGGCAAATGATTCAACCGATGTTGAGAGTTCATTACAAATTCAGGCCGCGCCCTATAGATTTGTAAAAATAAACAGTTTGTCTTCTGGGCTAACTGCCCTTCGTTTTGGTGGTGGCAATGCCGAAACAACTGATAACGATATCATTCCAGACCCCTCGCAATTTTCGCTTCCACTATACGGAAAAACAACATTTGCAAGATTCACAATTAACCCAAATAACTTATTGCAAACAAATACGGTTGGAAGTATTGTACCAAATTCAACAATTACAATAACCTACAGATATGGTGGAGGCTTAAGACACAACGTAGGTGCAGGCTCCATCTCAAACAACATTGTTACTCTGTTAATACAGTTCCCATCTGGCGCTACGACTGCCAATGCCGTCTCTGTTAAAAACTCTTTAAAGGTAAATAACGAGAAAGATGCCACTGGGGGTCTCGACGCTCTTACCTTGTCGGAATTACAATCTTTGATTCCTGCGTTTGCTGCGGCTCAATCAAGAGTCGTTGAGAAAAGAGATTTGTTGGCGCGGCTATATACGATGCCATCAACTTTCGGAAGAGTATTTCGAGCGGCAATAAGATCAAATCCTGCCAACCCAAATTCTTCTCTTCTTTATATTGTTTCCAAGGCGGCAGATAACACACTAACAATTTCAAACGATACTCTTAAAAAGAACATTTCAAGATATCTGAATGATTTCAGAATCATCCCAGACGCTATTGATATTCTCGATTCACCAATTGTTAACATTAAGATTGAATATCAAATAGCAGTTGATTCAACTCAAAACAAGCAAGTAATTCAGCAAAACGTCAATAAAAAACTTGAGAAATATTTTAATGTGAATAATTTTCAAATTGATCAGGCTATAAACTTATCAGAAATACAAAATGTTATATTCAATAATATTGGAGTTCTTTCCGTTCAATATGTTAGAATAACCAATCTTGTTGGAACCCAAGGAGAAAGAACATATAGTTCTGTTTCATATAATATTGCCGCCAATACAAAAAAGAATTTAGTTCTTCCTCCTGCTGGCGGAATTTTTGAAGTGAAATATCCTAATTCCGATATAATTTCTTCTGTACTTTAAGGCAGCATATAGCGGCTATTTAATTGTGTCATGTTTAAATTACTAAAAGCCGATAAAGATTGTTACATTCAAAACAAATGGATAAATTCTTCAAGAAGTATTGACGCAAACACTGGCTTGGCTTCTAGTATGGATTTGTACTATCTGTATGGTGAAACTGTAATACCAAATCTTACGGGTTCAGAATACACAGCAAGTCTCTCGGAAAAAACACGAGCCCTAATTCATTTTGATTATACGCCGCTAAGAGCACTTACGGCATCATATCTTGATTTTTCAAATTCATCATTTAAAGTATATCTTAGTTTAAAAAACGTATATGGCGGCCAAACAACTCCATCAAATTATACAATTGTCATTAATCCATTAGCAAGATCATTTGATGAAGGAACTGGTTTTGATGTTGTTGGTTATCGAGATGTTGATTCCTGCAATTGGATTACGGCAAGTAAAATAGGAAACAATGTTGTTACTTGGTCTGTAAGTGGCGCAAATGCTTCTGGTGCAACTGGTGATTCAAATATAGATTATTACACCAATTACGTTTGTAGCGCCTCATTTGAGCGTGGTGATGAAGATCTATATGTTGATATTACTCCAATTGCTTCTGCCACTCTTGCAGGCGTATTGCCAGACTATGGGCTACGTTTAGCCTTCACATCATCAATTGACGAAGGAACAGAAACATATTTTGTTAAACGCTTTGGAAGTCGGCATATCAAAAAAGAAGCATTGCAACCAAGAATGGTTTGCTTGTTTAACAATAGCGTTATTGATAATCAGCTTGATTGTGAATTTAATAGGGCAAATAATATCGGCATCTACAATAGAAGAATAAATGAGTTTTCTAATTTTGTAAGCTCTGCACAGTCTATAACTGGAAGCAATTCCTTGTTGTTGACTTTACATACTTCAAGATATGTATCTTATCTTACAACTTCATTTAGTTATACGCACTCTGCAAGTATTACATATTCAACAAGATCAATAATTTATTATAGTCAATCATTTAGTGGTTCTCAATTGGTGATTGGAGGAATTCCACAAACAGGCCAATACACCGCCTCTGTAAACATTGATTACTATTCTGCTGAAATGATTGCATTTCATTCGAATTCTCTTGATGAAATCACATTCACGCCAGTTTGGAACTCGCTAGATAGAACAGTTACATACGCAACTGGCTCATATATTGTTTTCAAGCGTCAAAATGGTTCCCCAAGAAATTCAAATGAAAATGGCTACATGTTGGCAATGTTAAACTTCCAGCAAGAATATAGACAGTCCCAAAAACCAAGAATGCGTGTTTTCTTGCATGATAATTTAACAACAATAAATAAGTTTTCAAGAATTCCAAATGAAAAACGTTCAAGCATTTCACAAAACATGTACTATCAATTGGTCGATGCTTATACAAAAGATGTCGTAGTTCCATTTACAACAGCAAGTTATGCAACAAGGCTTTCTTGTGATGGCGAAGGAATGTATTTTGATTTTGATATGGCAGATTTAGTTGTAAATAAAGTGTATGAATTTGAATACATGCTTTTCGACAATAATAATACCTTGTGGTTTAAAAACCTTGGTTACCGATTCAAGGTTGTGTAAGTCTGATATCTATTGAATAGAAGCCAAAACGATGCGAAAAGAAAATGTCAATGTTCTGTCAACTTTAAAGCCAAGATTGTTTAAGTCTACAACAGTCACAGAGCCGTCCAAAGCGAACTATTACAGTCAAAATTCTTTTAATTCAGAAATTAGTGTCGGCTCGACATCATCGTTTAGATACGATCCAATTGGAGCAGGTCTAAAATCAACCCAACAATTAAATGTTGATTGGTCAGATTTTGCACAGCATGTTTTCTACAACTCTGCCCAAGTTAAAACTAACGAAGCTTTTAAAACAATAATAAACAATTATCCGTTTGATGGAACAAAAAAAGAAAATGAAGAATTTGTTGATTCGCTTACTGGTTTCCAAAAGTATGTTTTAGATTCATTACCAACAAATTTTGGTTATTTTTATGCTAATGGCACTGGTTATATTAGCACAATCGACGTTACTGGTGCCGAAGTGCCTTCAATGTCTATCGATAAAAGAGGTAAATCAATATTAAGTCCTGGCACCACTAGCAGCTTTTCGGCTGAGTTTTGGCTTTGGGTTCCAAGCCAATCTAATGGAAACTCCATTGTTTTTCAAAAGCTATCAGGTTCAACGCATGGGATTACTTGTTGGTTAAGCAATAGTACCAGTGCAACTGTGAATATTGGATTCACCGTATGTTCTCATTCAACAATGCTTTCAATTAGTCAATCAATTCAAAAGGGAGAATGGACGCATTGTGGATTTTCTTGGGACAGAACAGATTCCATCAATTCGCTTGAAGCCTATAAGAATGGAAATTTGATTAGTTCAAGCAATGGCATGGAAATTGGTGATTTAGGATTTGACGCCGCAAATCTTTATATATTTTCTGGCTCTTCATTTCAACAAACAGGTACTTCTCAATTCGTTCCAACAGAAATTGTTTCTGGTGCTATTGATGAATTTAGAATCTGGCACCAAACTTTAACAAGTGCAAGTATATTACAACAATACAAAAAAAACATTTTTGCTCAAGACAATCTTGTGTTGTATTATAGATTTAATGAACCAACTGATATAAGCAGAAATTTAATTCTTGATTACTCTGGATATAGTTTGTTTGGTTCTAGTTCCACTCGAAGCTTTTCTACTTCGTCAATAGTCACGTCTTCGATGTCATATGAGCAGGCGTGGTTAAATCCCGTATTGTTTGCAAACAACTCGGAACTTGTTGCATTAAAATCAAGACTCTTAACAAGCGCTTCACTATTTGATGATGAAAATCCAAGCCTTATAACAAATTTATTTCCACAACATTATCTGTTGGAAGGTCAAATTCAAGACGGGTTGGAAACGGAAGTTGGCGGAATTATCTCTTCGTCATTGGATTCCGATTCCATTCCAAGAACAGCAAAATTAGGCAGTACTCAGACGCTACTTTCCTTAATGTATTCTATGGCCACTTTCTTTGATGAGATACAATTGTTTATCAAGGAATTTGGTAATTTAATTCATGTTGATTATGATGATACAAATGTAATTTCGGACTATTTCCTTCAGTTTTTGGCGGCAAGATACGGTATAGAATTACCTGCCATTTTCAATGGTTCATCTATTGATCAGTTTATTGATGGAAATAATATTGCCGACGCCAATTCTTCCACGACAGAGCAAAGTTTAAAATATGTGCAAAACCAACTATGGAAAAGAATTCTTGTTAATGCAAAACACATTTTAAATTCAAAGGGAACAAGGCATTCTATAAATCTTTTCTTAAGATCTATAGGTATCGAACCAAATTCCCTTTTTAGAATAAAGGAATATGGTGGACCAATACAAAAGTCATTAAATGCAACTAGAGAACAAAGACAGGATATAACTGGGTTTCTTCAATTCACCACCTCCAGCTACTTATCGTCTTCCTATTTATCCTCCTCTAGAACTGAGCCAGGATATCCAGTAATAACGGGAACCTCCAAGGATGGACTTTTAACTTCTGGAAGTTGGTCTTACGAGGCGCTTTATAAATTAAATTCTTCTTCTAGCATTTCATCTCAAAGTTTGGCCAGAATTTCTGCCAAAACCACAGCATCAAACCAAGAAGGAATATTGGCAAATCTTATTGCATACAATAGCAATTCCTTAAGGTTAATTGTTCAGCCAAACACTGCATTTTCTTCGACTGATGCGATGGATTTGTACCTAACTGGCGCATTCAATCTTTTCGACAACTCTATTTGGCACGTATCATTTGGAAAAGAGCGGGCAGATAATGTTACAAATAACACTTCTCCTTCTAGTTCTTTTTTTATTCGCCTTGCAAAACAATCTTTTGGTGAAATCATAGAATCGTATACTACAGCGACTTTTTATAATGATAATGGCGCAAGTATAAACACGAATTTATTTAGCAATCATGCCGCATCATTATATCACCCATCAGGAAATTTCATTTCTATAGGAAGTGCTTCAATATCTAGTTCGCTGGCTGGTTTAGTGTCTTCTGAAACGAGATTTGATGGCAAGGTTTCACAAATAAAATTCTGGTCTAAATTTGTCGAAGAAACAGAATGGAAAGAGCATGTAAGAAACTTCAAATCAATAGGAACAATTGATCCATTAAAAACAAATCAATTTGAAATAAAAGATTCTGGCTCTTTTGAGAAGATTCGCTTGGACTGCTCAATTGTACAATCTGTAACCGAATCAAATTCATCAGGTGAAATTGTGCTATTTGATTATAGTCAAAATAATTTCCATATGAGTGGAAGTGGTTTTCCAACATCTCAAAGAGTCATAATACCACAAATAATATATTACAGTATACTGAGTCCAAATTTTGACGAAGCAGTAACCTATTCAAAGGTTAGAGTTCGCAGTTTAGAAACCATAGAAAATATTGATGAATCCTATATTGAACAGGCACCAGTCTATGAAATACCAATGGATGAACAACCAACGGACAATACAAAACTAAGCATAGATTTTTCAGTTACAGATGCTTTAAACCAAGATATTATTAATGTTTTTGGTTCGTTTGAAGAATTAAACAATATTTTTGGAGATCCAAGTGCAATTTTTGCATCTGAATATGTAGGTCTAGAAAATTTGCGTAAAGCATATTTCAAGAGACTCACAAATAGTATTAATCTTAAATCATTTTTCGAAATGTATAAATGGTTTAACGATAGCTTAGGAACGTTTATTAGTCAGTTAATCGGAAGAAATGTTAAGTATAAGGGTATAAATTTCGTTGTTCAGCCACATATGTTGGAGCGCTCTAAAGTTCAATACTATTTTTTCAATCAATATCTAAACAGAAGTTTAAGTGCCGAGAACAAAGATGTTTTAACTGTTCAATTGTTGAATGGCGGAATAACTAAGTTTTAAGAAGGAATGTTAAATGGCAGTAAATTTTATTTCAAGTGCATCTTATGCCGCGTTCAACGAGTTTGAATTATCACAACCTTCCGTAAGACTTCCAACAAGTTACAAAATCCTTCCCGCATTATCCGCAGCCAACAATTTGCGTCAAGGAACGGAAATGCGTTCAAGCGCAGACATATACAATTCTACTCAGCCAAAAATATGGGCTGGGGAAGTGAGTCGGGATGGTACGCTAATTCATGGTATTGAAGAGGTTGAAATCGTTGGGTTTGGCCAGCCATTATCATTTACTGCAACATATTTTAATTCTAATTTTACAGAACAACAAATTAGATTTGATCCCGTAGCATTTGTATCTAATAGCTCTTTATATCCTTTTCCAATTGAGTTGAATGGTGGTTTACCAGTACAACTAAACAACGTTATAGAGCCGTTTACAATTCCGTTTCGATTACCTTCAATTGAAAGTGGGTATTTTGCAAAAGGGATTCATGGAACTTTTGATGAAGGACCAGATACAGATGGTCTCGGTCGAGGCAATCAAGTAATTTCGCAACTTGTTACTTATTATGATGCGAACGAACAGACCAGACCATTTTACGATGAGGGACAGCAAATATTTGGTGATTTGTCAGGTGCAATATATTTCCCTGGTTATGAAACATCTCAACAACGTATAAATGCTCCTTTTACAGAAAAACCAAATAATTACGACAAATCCTTTTTAGAGATAGGGAATAACGCAACTTTTACAAACGCGATAGAAACCCTTGACTACACAAGAGATGAAGACGTAAGAAAAACTTATGTAAAAAAATCAGCGGCAGCAGGAAGAGATGTTTATGGACATAATAATGGGCGATTAGGAACAGATAGTATCGCATACAATTCAAGATTAAGAGGAAGTTAAATGGCACGGCAAGAAAAATTATCTAGATACAGAGGATTAAATCCATATCTACAAAAACAAAGAAAAGAATCCGCACAATTTTATGTAACACAAGCTTTCGATGATCAAAAAGTAGGCCATTACTTCCTTTCAAGCTCTGGCGATACGATTAGTTATCCAACCACTTTTAACATTAGCTCGTCATATCTCATAGCAGAACTAACAACTTCATTATACGCCCCTGGAAGAGAAGTCCCATCTAATTTACAACAATATATACAAATACCTGAAAATGAACTACCAACGATAAGTCCTTTTGATGACAGAAAAAATTTTGCAAGTGATAATTTTAGTACCGCGTCATATCAAACTGGAAGTGTTCTTGCTGATACTGGTCCTGGGTTTCAGCAACCTTTGAGAAACAAAACCAAGATAGAAATCTTAATGCCGCTTAATTCTACTTGTTATTTATCTGGGGCACAAGAAAATGAAGCCTTGATGGGTTATTACAACTTTACCAGACAGGCAATCGAGGGAATTGGTGTTCTTTCTGGTGCGGCAGATTTAATTTCTGGATCAATTAGCTTGGGAACATTTTTATTTGAGAAGGCTATTGGGTTTGGTCCAAGTTTAGTTGACTACGACGGTGCAAATTATTCCTACGATCCAACGGATATTATTACAAATCAGGCACTACCAATTAAAGAATTTGGATTTCCTAGTGATTTTAGATATAACGCGACGGATGACTCTGGATACTGTTTCTTTTTATCAAATTCTATTACGGAGCCATTTTTGTTAGAAAGAGCAGTTTTAGAAGTCGATAGAATGGCTTTAACAATTAATGGAACTGATCTAAATTTAACGACAACAACATGTGGAATAGTAAATTTCTTTTTATTAAACAAGAGGCCGAATAATATTTACAGAAGCCAAACTGACTTATATACGTTCGAAGAATTTGCAACATATGCAGATTATCCCAATACGCCAGCGGCAACAAATAGACTGCAATCTACAGTTTATAATAACCAGACTACCAAAATGGACTTAGTGACATTTGCAAGAATTGGAACAACGTTTGATGCATCACCAGTCAATAGTCTAGTTCAGGAAGGAGTAGAATATTATCTAAACAATACTCAAGTTTTTCCAGATTTAGGTTTTACAGTAAATGATGGAATCGTTTTGAATCTTGATATAAATCAAGCCACAAAAAATACTGATAGCATATACGTTGTAACTCTTTTACAAGATTCTGGGTCATCTGGTTTGATGAGTTATAAATTAAGCGGTTTAAATGGCTCAAGATCTGGCGTTGATAATACCAGTGATAGAAACTGGCTGCGACAAATTTCTGGACGACTGCCTATTGGCAATACAATTTTTACAAATAAAAATTCTGGGACAACTACAAATCTATATCTGAATTCTACTCCAATGGAAAATAACCCATATTTACTTTTCCCACAAGACAGATTGATCATTGGTTGGCAAGCGCCATTCCTAGATTTTTCACACTTAATAAATGATTCTGTTCTAATTGGAAATGGAATGAATTTTTGGAATACGAAATCTGCAACGGCAATTCAGGTTAGTTTTACTGGTATTTATAAATTAACATTATATGGTTCTTATCTTAGAATGAACGATAGTCTAGACTACGAGGAATATCATAAGTACGATACTTCCGAACAATCTTTGAATACTGTTTCTACGGTTAATATTGGAGAACCAATTTTTAAAAAGGATGAATCATAATGCCATTTTTTGACACTGTACCATTTTCAGCGCTTTATGGCGGATATACCGATAGTTATTTCACTGGATCTTTTTTGGTACAAAAATCTGGGGACTTCTCAGTTGTCACAAACTCATTGCGCGGTGAAGTTTTTTCTATTGTAAACTCGACAACGGATGAGACTATCATAACGAATACAATTCTACCAGAGAATTATAGCTATTCTTTTACTGAATATCGAACTGCTTTATCGCAGTCAAAAACATTGGTAAATAAATCAATCCGTTATCTTCAGGCCACGAGTCAATATGAATATTATTATGATAGTTTTGTTCCTGATATTAATGAAATTTTTAATGTCGATGATGGCAAGTTGATATTATTCAATAATGGGAAAGGTTCTGCAAGTCCAATTTTCGAATTTGAATATATTTTCGGTACATATACCTATTCGGCTTCCATAAATCAATTCGTTCAACATACATTAACCTCGTCAACTGGCACTCAGGTTTCAAATAATGCATGGTGTAGTAGTTTTCCATTTGAAATAAAATATAGAAACGCAACAAGATTACAAGGAAGACCATTTACATTATCAACGTTAAATTATAGAGTTTCTGGTTCAGTTTACAATCAATCTGACTTGGAAGTGTACGTAGATACTCCTTCACTAAACACTAGAGCAGTAACAAATTTACCTCCTGGTGGAGCTTTTGGCTATTGGCAAAATAATACGCCTAGCTTTACATTTGGTCAATCAGCAGGCATTATTTTTGGGTTTTTATTTCCGTCTGGTGGGCTTCCTACAGATCCAGACTCGTCAACGTATAGTCCAGCATTTCAAACAATTAGAGGATTAATAGCTGACAAAGATGCGTTCGCTTCTGCATCAACAAATTTTCAAACGTCCGCGCCAGCAATGATTTTAACGGCATCCACAGATAGAACAAATATTAAATTCGTTTATGGATTTGGAGATGGATTTGCAAACTTTGGAGAATTTGTAACTAATCAGTCAGGAATGGTAAAACAGTTTCCAATGTCGTCAGTCTTTTTTGGATCACTAATAAGAGGTTGGAAATACGGACTAAAATCAGGATTTCCAGAGCAATCTAAAGTGTTGATTCACCGCTCAAGATATGGTGGGCTAAATTCAGTTCTTGGAGGCCGCTATTATGGAGCTATGTATGACACAAAAACTGGAAAACTAACATATCCAATTCAAACAACTTTCTTGTCTGGAAGTCAGGCTGCTTTAACAAGCTCAAGTCCTTCAACGCTCAATACAAGGGATTCGGGAATCTATGATGTATTTTATCGTTCTGGAAGACCCTTCTTTGACTAAAGCATATTATTAAGTTTAATAATTAGCCATATTAACATGGCTGGTTTTTTAGATCCCAAGGAACGCTTTCTTGATATACAACTTACCCAGGAAGGAAAGCGGCAATTAGCGCAAGGAAAAATTAGAATAGAATATGCTTCCTTTACTGATGCTGGTGTTGTTTATTCAACAACAGATCAATTTGATAGTGGGTCATTTACAGAGCTTAATACAAAAAGATTATTTTTTGAAGCTGGATCGAGACCCCAGGATACTATCATATATGAGAGTGATGATTCTGGGATGTTGAAATCTTCTCGTCAAATGGGTTTATCTGGCTCTAGAGACACTTTTAGAGTGAAGTTTGGCCAAATATACACGGTCCTATCTGGTGCTATTTCACCGATTAGTTCATCTGTCTACGAAACTCTTTCGTCGCAAATTCTTTCTACCAGCTACCAAAATCTTAAAGATTTAAAGATCCTTCAAAGCCCATCGTTTGAAGATATTAATAGCGACTTTAAACTGTCTACCAACGAAATTGCTTTTACAATTACAAGAAAATCTCCATTTAATGTTGATAAAGAAGTTTTTGAAATTGATATCAATCACGCAGACAGCATGTTTGTGGATAAGAGACTTAGTAGGCTGCCAAATTTTAAATTTTTGCCGCCAATAAACAAGAAAAAAACTAGTACGCCAATCGCCTTGGGAATTTATCCTTCGTATGGAGTACAAGAAACGTTAACGTCAAGCTCGCTAACAAAAGAATTGAAAGAAATTGAATCGAAAGGTCAAAAACAAACGATTTATTTTTCAGAAACAACGCCAGCAAACACGATTTTGGGACAATTTGTAGAAGTAAATGGCGGCGTATTAAGAAAATTAGATATAATTGATTTTGGAGAAGAACCAGTAAATGATCCAAATGATCCGTCAAGAACTAGACATGTTTATTTTGCAGGCAAACTTTATCTAGATGATAATGGAACGCATACCTTTATAAACATTTTCACATTAGTATTTGGAGATTAAAAAATGAAATTTAAAAATCAGACATCGGAATCTATTGTTTTAATCAACGAACAAACGGCAATAAAATTAAAAGAAATTACGAATAGTACAGTTGTCTATTCAATAGATTTTGACGTGGATCTTAATGAGGCGGCGCAGAAAAACAATGCATTCGCAGGTAAAATATACTTTTCGAAACTCGCGCGACAACCAACAGCACCTATCTTATCAAAAGATAGAAACGGAGTAGATTCTCCAGAAATATCTCCAATCCCAAGAATTAGAAACACAGATGGAACAGAAAACACTTCTGTTAATAGTAGAAATTTAATAGGCAATCAACTGCTAATAAACGAGATTAGAGCACAATCAACGACCAGAAAAGAAACTGTAAAAAGAAACGATCAAAATATTTTAAAAACACTTAATTTTAGCTTATATGATTTTGCTAGTCGAGACGATATCGAAAGAGCAAGAACAAACAATTATGTGAGAGAAGAACGAGTAGTTGCTCCAATCTCAGTAAGAGATTCAAACGGGACTCCAATACTCGAACAAAGACCTTCTAATATTACCCCAAATCCAATCTCTACTCAAACAGCTACGCAGTTTTTGAGAGCTGCATTAAATCAAAATCAAGATCCAACATCACTTGTATTAAGAACTAATGGAATTAATTCAAGTGTTAGAAGTGCAGGCGGTATTGCTACACCAACCCCACCACTGAATCTCTTGCAACAGAGTATTGCAAATCCAGCAACACTGACACCACAAGCGCCATTAAGTCCAACATCCTTTGTTTCGCAAATAAGAACCCAAACTTCCACGAAAGTCAAAGTTTCTCTTGAGTTTTCTATTGAAAAAGATTATTTTCAAGGTGCAAACACTGTTTATTTTGAAATAGAATTAAATGATGAATCTAATAGACCAGTTTATACAAAACTACTTTCAACAAATCATGCTAAAAATTTAGACTTCATCTTGATACCAAGATTTGCACCACGAATTTCTTCTTTCTACAGAAGGGGAAGTGATCAAAAACTTGTTTTGTTTTTAAGACAAATTGATCCAAAAGCAGCTTTTATTCTATTATATTTTAAAGAAATCGATAATGAGGATTATAGTCAGCCTTATTCTTTTTTAGGTAAAATACAACTAAAAATTTCTGACGGCGAAAAAAAACTAGAAATCAATAGAACATTGAATAAAAAAACATTAATAAGAGCTTTTGCTGCCTCTGAAGAGGAAAGAAAAGGTTTGTTGTTTGATTCAATTTTAGTACCAGAAACAAAAATTTCTACAACAGAAACGCCATTGACAACACAACCAGTAGTTCTTTGGGATTATAGACTCAATAGTGATAACACTATTTCGGTTAATGGTACAATTCAATATCAGGATGCCGTATCAGTAAAAATAACAAGAAAAACAAATAGATCTGAAACAGAAAATGATGTTTATGGTCCGTATTTTCTAAATGGCTCAACTCAGTTTTCTTTCAAAGATACTGATGTAACCTCTGATAATACATATGTTTACAATGCCTATATCATTTCAAGAGACGGTATCTTAAGAAAATCTTTGCAAGATTTAATAGTTCAGAATGTTAAAATAGGAAACAATATTATTTCTACACAAATAACATCAGCCACAAATAACTCAAACGGCAATATGTTAAATGTTCAATTTACACTGTCATCCAATCTTACTAGAACAAATGCGGCGTTTGTTCTTGAAAATTTCAAAGCCCAGGGCATATATGATCTCTACAAAGATATTTTCACTGTTTCTGACACGGACCTAAGTTTCGCTTATAAAGTCATAAGAAAAAATTTAACAACTGGCCTCGAAGAAGATTTTGGAATATTACAAAATAATAATTTTGATGATAAGTTTTTGAGGACTAATAAAAATGTGAAGCCGCTTGAGGCTGGGAACGTTTACAAGTATTACATATATAGCTTTTTACGCCGCTCAGACAGTTTGTTGCCGTCATTAGTGGTTTCAGAATCATACAGAAACCAAACATATACCTATCAACCATTCTATTCGAGAAATCCATTTGTTTTAAAGCATGGGACTCAAATAACTGAACTAAGTTTAAAAGAACAACATGTGCAATCACAATATTCGTTTGGACCTACAGGTGAAGTGCTTGAATATGACGCAGATTTTAGCAAAATTTTACCAAGCGTAACAAATGTTTTGGCTACAAATTTAACGAGAACAGAAAATTTGCTTCAATGGAAAGTTGAAGGCAACCTAGACAAAATTGATCATTTTATTATTGTACTACAGCAGCTAACAAACAGAGCAATTGTTGGTAAAGTTCACAATATATCTGAAACAAATAGTTTCGATTTCTACGATACGTTAACAGATGGAGAAAGTGGCGAAATTGAGTATGTTATCATCCCTGTATATTTTGACTATATTTTTGGCCAAGAAGTCAAAAGCAATACAATTATTGTTTGAGAGTTAACAAATGGGAATCTTTAATATCGGCATAGGAATTCGTAGCAATTCGCAAAATGGTCAATTTGGAAATCTTTCCACGCAGCCAGTAATAACACCAGATGTGGCGAATCAAATACGAAATGCCCCAGCAACAAGTGCTCCGCTTCAAGTTTCTGCACAAAATTTAGTACAAAACAATATTGTTGTTAATGCTGAACTAAGAGAAGCGGCGACTAGAACCACAACAAATTTAGTTCTAGGCGTCCCAGGTAGTGCGGCAACAACATTAGCACCAAGAGTTGGATTTCAAAATACAATCAGAAACAATACCGATAATGCGAAACAACTTCTGTTCAAGGCTGCCGATACACTGCAATTATCAAATAATGTAATAAATGTTTCTGGATTTAATACGTCTAGTTTAAACGGTTTCAGTAACCAGCGACCAGAAATAATTGCACTTGTTGACTATGAACCTCTGTTTGAAAACAAACAAACGGATCTAAAGTTTACAAAAACTGGTTATTTTATTGATTACAAATATCAATTACAAGAACTGAGAAAAAATACGGTACAAAATCTTCTTTCTAACATTAGTAAAAACGAAATAACAAAAAAAGAATTACAAACACAAATAAAACAATATGATGAATTCTTAAAAAAAGAAGAAGACACAATTAATCTTTTGGGCTCTGTAATAGATGTTTTTGATTTATTTGACCGAGCTTTTCAAGTTAGAGAAATTCCAAATACATTTTTTAGTATAAATGGCTTATTGGGCATAAAAGATTTTTTTGTTACAAAAATGGGTTATAACCCAACTTCTTTTAATACTTTTTCTGATACCAAAATATTATACCAAATGTTACTTGATTTAAGAAATGCATCAGAAGATTACAGTATAAATCTATTGAATCTTACAGACCCGAATAGAATAAACGATCTAAATTCTGTTAATGTTGATACTTCCTATACAAAAACAAATGGATTCAATTTTTCAATCAAGGCATCCAGTAGTCCATTTACGTCAACAGAGCCTCGCAGCGGACTCACGGAACAAGTATTTAACTCATTCTTAAATTCGCTTCCTCAAGTGCCAATGGATAGAATTAAATTACTTGCACAAGTATTAAATAGAGTTTTACGTGTTTCGAGAGGTATGTCAAAAAAGTCTGTAAGAGACTCGCTAACTACTAATTTTAGTGTTTCCGATGATTTTAATCCTTTCGACAATATATTTGGTTCAATGCCAAAAGATATTTTTACACAACCACTTGGAGTCAACACTATTGCTAGTTCATTGTATCTTGTAAATTCACAGAATCCTGGGGTCGTTATTCTGCCTTTTGAAAATTCAGTGGTTGACGACGGCGAGACAACATATGCTCCAGGGAA